AGATGTTGACCAACAAGTGGTTTCCGCGCTGGCCATGAATAAGTCTAAAGGCAATATAAAAGTCAACATCATAGATGCACCAGTATACGGAATCAGTAAGAAAGACGTGTTAAGCGATCTATGTGCTGTGACTGGTGCTACACTTATTAACGAAGACCTAGGAGACGATATGGATATTATACAGCCTGAACATTTAGGAACATGTATTAAATCCGTAACTAACCACGAGGAAACAATATTACAAGTTGATTTAACTGACAACACTGAAGTTAAAGAAACTATTGCTTTGTTAGAAAAGAACATAAAAGAAACTAAAAACCCTAATATCATTATTAGACTAGAGAAACGATTAGCCAAGTTAAAGGCTAAGGTTGCTACAGTTAAAGTTGGGGCTAACTCTGAAATAGAGCTGAAAGAAAAAAGAGATAGAGTTGAAGATGCTATTTGTGCTACAAAAGCCGCGATTAAAGAAGGTATAGTACCAGGTGGTGGTATAGCTCTTTTAAATGCTAGCTTTAATTTAAAACCAACCTGTATAGGGGAAGAAGTATTATACCAAGCTATAAGAAAACCTTATGAATTGATATTAAAAAACGCAGGGGTTGAAGAATTAAAAGAGCTTGAAGAAGGCATGGGATTAGATGTGGTTACAGGAAATACGGTTGATATGGTAAAAGCCGGAATTATAGATCCTTTGTTAGTTACTAAGAGTGCATTAGCTAACGCGGCTTCAGTAGCTACAACTATATTATCAACTGATTGTGTAATCAATAACGTGAGAGCATGAAAGCAGTAGGTAAGTATATAGTTATAGATCCTATCAAGGAAGTTGATACGACTACAAAAGGAGGTTTAATTCTAGCTGAAAAGCAAAGAGAAGATATAAGATATAGAAGAGCTAAGGTTGTAGAACCTGGCTCTGATGTAACTGTTTTAAAAAAAGGTGATGAGATTTATTACGATAAATCATCTGGCTTTAAAATAGAAATAAACAAAGAAGAATATAAAGTTATAAAAGAGTTTGACGTAGTAATAATACTGTAAAAAAAAGATAAATGAGAAAAGATTTAGAAAGAACATCAGCTATAATGATGAAAGTTAAAAATCCAAGTTTTTCAAGAGAAATTGAAGAAACTATACCTATGGAAAAAATTAAACCTAAGCCTATAGCGTCAATAAGTACACCTCCTTCTCCTAGAACAATGAAAAAAGTTTCTACTGCTAGAGAAAAAACTCAACCTGAATTAGCTAAAGATTATGAATTTTCTAAAAGAGCTAGAAAATCTGCACCTACATTTAACGAGATAACTACAAAAACAAAACTTGGCGTTAATAAAGGACTTCAAGGTGTTAATAAAGGAGTTAAAGATACTATTAAAGCAGTTAAAGGTGTAACTAAAGTAAAAGTTGCTAATTCACTTAGATCAGCTTTTGCGCCTAATACAACTGTAAAAAGAGATTACGCTGATCCAACTAGAGTAAACTTAGGTGACGGATCTAAACTTGGTGATAAGAAAACTGTACAAAAACTAGACAAAGAAGATGGAACAGTTTTAAAAACCAAAACAAAACAAGTGGTTTCTAAAAAATCTGATGGTGATTATGGATCAGGATATATTTCTATAAATAAAAGCAAAAGAAGTAAATTTGCTGATGAAGGTATTGAAGGTTTTTCAAATAAAAAAACTAAATATAGAAAAACAATAACTCAAGAAGGCAAAAGTTTTTTAAAAACTGCTATAGGTTCGGTTGTAGGATTTCCTCTTGGTGTAGCAGGGATAAGTACTAGAGCCAAAAATAAAGCCAGGCGGGCAAATATGCGGGCAGGTATCAAGATATAGGTGAGAAAATTAAACTCTTCAGATTTAAAAGAATTAAACTTACTTAAACACTATAGAATAATTAGGAAGTGGGCTTGTAAAACAAACGAACTAACAGATGCAGATCTAGAGCTACTAATCTACTTAGATGCTATAGATATGTTTACTAAAGATGATTTTAAAAAAGGTACGTACTCATTCAGCTGGGATAACAGGCGCTGGAACAGATTATTGAAACAAGGGTGGATTACAGTGTGGCGGAAAAGAAACCACACCACTCAAAAATATCATATATATAAAGTTTCCTACAAGTGCAAACAGCTGATAAGTCGCATGTACCGTATTATGCTAGGCGAAGAGAACATGCCTACAACTAAATTAGAAAAAAGTAATAGATATAGTTACAAAGTAATAACAAAAGCAATAGATTATGCCAACAAAGACAAATAGCCCATTACATATAGCACCTGCTTTAATAGGTATGGGAGTAAAAGGATTAGTAGGAGGATTTGGTGAAGTTTTAAGAGATAGAAAAGAAGCTAAAGACGCTGGTGAAAAGTATTCATTTAAAGAAGGTTTAGGTGATTTTGGCAGAGGAGCAGCTACTGGTATAACTGGTATGGACTTTACAGATCAAAGAGAAGCTGAAGAGCAACCAACATACAGAACTAATATAGATCCTATGACAGGAGAAGAAAAACCATTAATGATGACTGGAAACATGAAGCCTTTAAAAATGTTAACTGGGGTAAGTAGCCCTATGACTTATAAAATGTCAGCTGCTCAATATAAAAGTGCTTTAAAAATGTCTGAAATATCTGGAGCTGCGCCATTGCAAAGCAATGCTTTTTACGCTTCATTAAACGCTGCTAAAGAAAAAGGTGCTGAAACCTTTGATGTTGGTGGAAAAACTTTTAACGTTAAATAAATAATTATGCCAAGTTACGGAGAATACCAAAAGCCTGCAGGAGTATTAAAATCTTGTGGATGTGACAGTATGTGCGGATGCCATACTAAAAAGAATATACCAGGTATCGAGAACAACATACCTTACAAAGGTAACGCTGTTCTTAACGCTAACAAATGATTGGGGTGGAAGATCTGAAGCTGTATTTACTAAACGCATCTTCATTCACTCTAGCCAGCATGAACTGGATAGAGCCTGCATTAGAAGTAATACTACTAATGTTAACCATTGGATACACGGTTCATAAATGGATGTTATTACATAAAAAGAAATGAGGAGTATAAACGAAATTATAATACATTGCTCTGCTACTAGAGAAGGGCAAGACATACCAGTAGAAACTATTAAGAAGTGGCATACTGAAAGTAGAGGATGGACAGATATAGGTTATCATTTTTATATAGAACTAGATGGTACTATTAAAAAAGGTAGAGATATAGACAAATCAGGCGCTCATTGCAAAGGGCACAATCGTAATTCTATAGGAGTTTGTTATTGCGGTGGTGTAGAGAGTGATGGTAAGACACCAAAGGATACTAGAACAGAAATACAAAAAGAAAGCTTGTTACACGTCCTTAAAACATTAATGGCGATGTTCCCGCTTGCTACTATTTATTCACATAATGAGTTTGCTAATAAAGCATGCCCATCATTTGATGCGACGAAGGAATATGAAGATCTCTGAAAACACTGAATTTAAGATTGATATAAAAACTGTAATTGGGATAATAATGCTAACAACAACTTTAGTTGGCATGTATTATACTTTACAAGAAGATATACAACTAGCTAAGACATTACCTCCGGTAGAAGTTAGTCGTTTAGAGTATGAGCTCAAAGAAGAGTGGAACGAAAAAATGATTATTGAACTCAAAGAAAGAGTTGAAATGCTAGAGCAGGTTGACGACGTTATATTTGAAGAGATAGACATTATTTCTACTTTAATAAAAGATGGTACAGAAAGTGATGGTAAACTTGATGAATTAAATAGACAGCTAGAAGAGTTGAAAAAAAGAAAACCTAAAACAACTGTAATAGTTAAAGAGATTGAAGTAAGTAAAAAACGTAAGTGGTAATGGGAAAGATATCAGGACCTTGTAAGGCAGCGGCAAAAAGAAAGTTTAAAGTATGGCCAAGTGCTTATGCTAGTGGTTGGGGAGTTAGATGCACTAAAGCTGGTGGACCTAGTAAAATAGGTAAAAAGAAAAAGAAAAAGTAATGGCACAAAAAGGCGGTGGTACTAAAAAAGTTTGTTTACCAGCTAAAAAAGCTGCTAGTTTAAGTAAAGCTGAAAAGCAAAAGATAATTAGAGCTAAGGAATCTGCAGGTAGATCTGGTAAGTACAAAAGATCTAGTAATACTAATGTGAAGGGCGCTCGTAAGAAAGGTGCTACGCTTCGTGATTGGTTTGAAAAAGAAAACTGGATAAACATTAAAACAGGTAGACCTTGTGGTGAATCAACTAAAAAGAAAAAGAAGTAATGGCTGTAGATAAAAAAACTTTAAAGTGCAATAAACCTAAAAGAACTAGTGGTCATAAGACTAAGTCTCATATTGTTAAAGCTTGTTCTGGTGGTAAAGAAAAAATTATTAGATTTGGACAACAAGGTGTTACGACTGCTGGTAAGCCAAAGAAAAACGAATCAGCTAAACAAAAAGCTAGACGTAAAAGTTTTAAAGCTAGACACGCTAAGAATATAGCTAAAGGTAAAATGTCAGCTGCATATTGGGCAGATAAAGTAAAATGGTAATATGGGTTTTAAACTAAAACCAAGTCCACCTTGGTACAACAAAGACTTAATGAACACTCCTATATATTTTGTAAAGGAAGAAGATGGTGTATTAGGTAGGACTAATATGAATTGTACTATCACTATTAACGACAACGTAAGAAACCAAAAGCAATTAAAAGAAATTATAAATCATGAGATGGTCCACGTTAAACAAATAAAAGACGGTAGATTAGCTTATGATGATAATAACATTTACCATAGAAAAAATGGTAAAGGTAAGTGGAAGGTTAAAAAAAGAAGTAAACAAGTTGATGGTTCTCCAATAAATTGGTGGGAAAAAGAAGCTTATAAAAAATAAAAATTATGCCTTATAGCAATGATAAACCCGTAAAAAAATACGGAACACCAGAGCCTTTTATGGTTAAAGGATATTTAAAAATGTCTGGAAAAGTACAGAAACCTGCTTTATTAGCAAAGTGTGGTATGGGTAGATATGGTAAAAAGAAGTAATGTCTGAAAAGAAAAAATTAAGAGAAACTAAAGTAGGGGCTTTTTTAGCTAGTAAAGCTCCTATGCTTCTCAAGAAGATAGGTGAAGTACTACCTGATAAAGGTGGTCTTGCAATAGTAAAAAATCTTATAACAAGTGATAATAAGATTAAAGCTGTTGACAAAGAACAAGCAATGAAGCTTATAGAACAAGATCTTGTAGAGATGGAAAACGTATCTAAGCGTTGGGATTCAGATATGAAATCTGATTCTTGGTTGTCAAAGAACACTCGTCCTTTGACTCTTATGTATTTAACACTAGCTTCAACGATATTAATAATAATTGATTCTTTCCATACTATGTTTGATGTAGACATAGCATGGGTTGAATTATTAAAAACTTTACTAATTACAGTATATGTAGCGTACTTTGGATCAAGAGGCGCTGAAAAGATTACAAATAATAAAAATAAATAAAATGGCAATAAAAGGATTAGCGGGTAATGAAATGGCCCAACCAAGAGTATTTGCTCATGATGCATTAGATCTAAACAAGCTAAACTCCACCTACACTTACGGTACTGATATACCAGGCACTCAAGATAGAGGGGTTTGCTTATACGCCGGTGTTGATATAGCATCTATTGAAGTAGTAATGGAAAGCGGTACACAAGTTATATTTAAAGGTATTTCTGCTGGATCTTTTTTACCAGTATTGGTAACCAAAGTTGTAAGCATGCCTTCAGGCGCTACTGCTAATACAGCTGGAGAATTATTAGCTCTATATTAGAATATGAGAATAGGTATAGGAAATACTATTCCAGAAAGATCTAATTTACCCGGCCAGTCTGGAGGTGGAGTAGTTCCATTAGCTCTGTCGTACTCTTCTAGTGCTTTTTGCTCAAGCGCAAGTGATCCATCACCAACAGTAACTGGAAATGTAGGAGCTGGTACGTTTAGTGCCGGTAGTGGTTTACAGTTCTTGGACACTGGAAGCAATACTGGTAGTTCTACTGGTGTTATTGACATCTCTGCTTCAACTCCTTCTGCTACTCCTTATGTAATTACGTATACAGATACTGATTCTGCAACTGCTACATTTAATCTAACTCTTAACGCTTTAGACGACGCTAATTTCTCTTATTCAGAAAGTAGTTATGCACAAAATTTCCCAGACCCAACACCAACTATAACAGGTTTAGCTGGTGGAACATTTAGTGGAACAACTGGTTTAGTGATTGATTCTAGTACTGGAGTTATTGATTTAGATGCTTCAACTATTGCATCTCATACTGTTACTTACGATACCACTTCAAGTGGTTCAAGTGTTTGTCCAAATACATCTACTCAAACAATAAATATTGTTGCTGCACTAGCTCAAGTAAGTAATGTTTATTCTATGGAGTTTGATGGTTCAAGTGATTTTATAGATATAGGTACAGATGTTTTATTTGATTCTACTAACAGTTTTTCTGTTTCTACTTGGATAAATCTTGATAGTTATTCAACAACATTTCCAACAGTTCTTAGAATTAATACAGACCAATCAACTGACTTTATAGCTCTTGCTTTATCTAATGTTACTAGTTATAAAGGAATTTTCTTTGGAAGCACTAGTAGTTTTGTACAAGCAAGAACAACTGGTGATATTTCAGGAGATTTTATAGGTGTTTGGAAACACGTTTGTTTAACTTTTGATGGTGTAAATAGAACAGCTTTATCAAGTTATAAAATTTATGTAAATGGTTCTCCAGTTGGTTTAGTCAATTCTGGAGCTTTTGGTAATATTGTCGGCAACAATAACTTAATTGGTTTTAGTCAAGGTGCAAGTAATTATTTTAATGGCAAAATAGACGAACTAGCTATATTCAATGTAGAATTAACAGCACAAGATGTACAAAGCATTTACTTAGCAACAGAAATTGTAAGTGGAGTAAACAAAACAGCGGATTTAAACGATTTAACAACACCACCTGTAAAGTGGTATAGAATGGGAGATTAATATGAGTACAGAATTTTTTAACGACCAATGGCGTATACCAAGTAACGAGAATCAGAATAAGATTTCTAACTATTCTATGGATTTTGATGGAACAAATGATAAAATAGGTTTTGGAAATGTTAATAATTTTGAAAGAACAGATGCGTTTAGTGGTTCTTGCTGGGTTTTTAGTAGAGGTAGTCTTGTTAATCAATACATTATATCTAAATTTGACTCATCTAATAATAAAGGTTATCAACTTTATATAAATGCAGCAGGTACACTCAATTTTGTTATAGGACCAGGCCCAGGCTCAAATATAATGCAAGCTCAGACGTCTGTACAACCTTCAACTAATACTTGGAATCATTTAGTTTTTACTTATGACGGTAGCTCCATCAATACTGGAATAAAACTATATATCAACGGCATACCACAAACTTTATCTTTTTTTGGCGCTTCGAGTATTACTGGTACTATAGTAGATTCAAGTACGCCTTTTCAAATATCTGGAAGAACCGGAACCACAGCTAATGGTGTTAACGGAAAAATAGACCAAACAACTATTTTTGATTATGAACTTTCACAAGACCAAGTAACTCAACTTGTCAATTTGAATGGTTATGCTTTTAATTTTATACCTAACGATTATATAGATTTTGGATACTTCCCTTTATTAAGTGGAGCAACCTCGGCAACAGTTTCTCTTTGGTATAATAGAACAAGAGTTGTAAATGAAATGATTTTTGATTTTCTAGAAACTCCAGCTGGATCTGGTGGTCGTGTTGCGATGCAAATACATCCTAACGGTTCTTATGTTTATATAAACGGAAACAACTACAACCATCCATCATCAGCTAGTATAGGTGATTGGGCTAATTTTGTATTAGTTTTTAATGGAGCTGGAGCTACTAATGAAGATAAATTGAAAATATACTTAGATGGAACAGAATTAACTGGTGGTACATATTCAGGAACAATTGATAACGCTATAGGAACATTTACTTCTTCTTCGATGAATTCAATTATTGGTACGCTTGCTACGCTACAAAGCAATGTAAGTTTTCAAGGAGAACTTTCTAACGTAGCTATATTTAATTCAAATCTTTTAGATCCTGAAATAGCTACACTTTACAATAACGGAAAACCTAGTGATATATCTTCTTTAAATCCTGTAGCTTGGTACAAGCTGGATAATAGTGAACTTTTTAATGGTGCAGAATGGAGTGTCGACAATAGTAAGTATCCTTCAGTTTATAAAAGTTCTTTAAATTTTAGTGGAACCAATCAATATTTACAAGTTCCAGATTCAAATGATTTTAGTTTTGGTAATGGAACTACTGATAGTCCTTTTAGTCTTTCAGCTTGGATAAACCCAGATGCTGTAGAATTTGCAGGGATAGCAGCAAAATATGTAACAAATGGTTGGGAATGGTTATTTTACTTGACAGATTCAAACGAATTAAGATTACAATTACTAAGTAATAACACTTCTGGTAATTCAATTACTTTAACAACAGATGTAGCTATACCAATAAATACTTGGACTCACGTTAGTGCTACTTACAATGCTAATAGACTATCAAATGGTATTGATTTATATATAAATGGCTTACCACAGTCTTTAGTTACCGAAGGCGGTGCTGGAACCTATCAAGCAATGACTAACACTACTGCTCCTTTACAAATTGGTACTTGGGCAGGTAGTTTCCGCCCAATAAATGGACAAGTTTCAAATGTTTCTATTTGGGATGCTGAACTAACACAAGCACAAGTATCAGAAATATATAATAATGGAACTCCATCTAATTTGTCAAGTCATTCAGCTACATCTAACCTTATTTCTTGGTGGGAGCTAGATAATACAACTACAGGTCTTCAAGATTCAAAAGGATCTAATAATGCAAGTAATATAGGAACTACCAAATATGATGGCTTTGTCAATACACTAGCTGGCGAGAGCGAAGGTATGAATGCATCTAGTTTAGTTATAAGTGATATAAACGGAGAGCTTATAGTAAATCCAATGATAACTAGCCCTAAACCTATAGCTTACTATCAACTAGGAGACCAATCAGTAGATAACGGAGCTAATTATCTAGTTCCAAATAATAGTTTAAGTGACTATGTATTTAATTTTGTAAATCCTCTTGATGGTATAAACGTACCATCAAGCAATGTTTTTAGTTTTGGAACAGGAAATTTTACTATTTCAATGTGGTTTAAAATAAACTCTTTTCCTTATCTTCCATATTTATTTGATTTTAGGCCAACATCAGCTCCATCAACCGCTAGTCCAGTTGTTTATATAACTACCACAAAACAAATTACTCTTGGTGGTGGTGGTACTATAATTCCTGGTAACGCTGGTGAAATCTTAGCAACAAATATATGGTATAATTTTGTTGTAAAAAGAACTGGTAATACATTTACAACTCATTATAATGGCGGAAGCGCTGACCGAACAGGAACAAGTAATGTAGATTTTAATACAGATTTAGAACTACACATAGGGTCAAGATTTGACAACGCAAATGGTTTTGATGGTGAAATTTCAAATTTTCAAGTCTTTAACACAGCGTTACCACAAACAGGTAGTAACTCTATAGAAACAATTTATAATAATGGTTCACCACTTACTTCGATGAGTGGATTTACTTCTTTGCAAGCTTGGTATAAACTAAACGCTTCTGAAGTTTTCAATAGTACAAGTACAGAGTGGAGTGTAGATAACAACGCACATCCTTCGGTTTATAAAAGTTCTTTAGATTTTGATGGAAGTAGTAATTATGTAAATTGTGGTAATGATAGTAGTTTACAAATTACTGGAGCTATGACAATTAGTTATTGGGTTAAAGGAACATCAACTCTTGGAGCTGCTGGAGTTGGCACACTAGAAGACTCTGCTAGTCCAGGTTACTTATTAGGACCTTCTACTACTGGTGCAATTAGTTTTAATTTAGCTTTAAGTTCAAGTACGACTAAAAATGTCACAACCACTCAACAAATAACGACTACTGAATGGCATCATATAGTAGGTGTGTACACACCAGGTGTGTCAATGAAAATTTACATAGATGGACAATTATCAAAAACTGAAACATCTAGCATCCCATCTTCACAATACGTTGGTGGTAATGACTTTAGAATAGGTTATAGAACTTGTTGTAAGATTGACGGTCAAATTTCTAATGTTGCAATATGGAATACAGATTTAAGCTCTCCTGAAGTAAACACTCTTTACAACAATGGAACTCCAGAGGCTTCAATAAGTCATTCACCAGTCTCTTGGTGGAAACTTGATAATATAACTACAGGTATTCAAGATTCTGCTGGTTCTAACAATGGAACTAATAACGGAGCTACAGAATATGCTGGCTTTGTAAATGCACTAGCTGGTGAGAGTGTTAGTATGGATTCATCTAACTTGGTTGTAAGCGACTTACAGCAAACATCTGGTTATAGTCCTTATGCTTTAGATTTTGATGGTATTAATGATTATTTAGATTGTGGAGGTGCTAATGATTTTAGTTTTACCAACGGGTCAGGAACTGACTTACCGTTTTCATTGTCTGCTTGGATTAATATGGACGATGCTTCAGGTTTTAGAATTATAACTAAATACGGTACTGGAACAGATGTTGAATGGTATTTATACACAACTGGAAGTGATATATTAAGATTTAGATTATATGATAAAAACAATACTTCAACCATAGGAAGAGGATATGGTACACCTCTTACGTCTTACCAAAATAAATGGATAAACGTGGTGGCTACTTACAACGGGAACGAGCAAGAGTCTGGTATTAAACTATATATAAATGGCTTGAAAGTAGATGACCAACCCGCTAGTACTGGAAATTATCAAGGTATGGTTACTACTACTAACCCAGTTACAATAGGTAAAATGGGTACGGCATATGCAAGTGGTAAAATCTCAAATGCTTCAATATTTAACACTGAATTAACATCTACACAAGTAACTGAAATTTATAATGAAGGCGTACCATCTAACCTAAATAACTTCTCAGGAACTGCTCCAGTAAGTTGGTGGCAAATAGGTTCTAATAGTTCTTTTAATCCAAACCCAACAGGGACAGAAGGTACTTGGACTTGTTTAGATGAAATAGGAACAAATAACGCTATAGGTAGTGCTAATATGACAAATGATGACATTACAAATGGACCAGGATATTCAGCAAATGGTTTAGGAACAAGTTCAATAGATATTAAAGGAGATGCTCCTTACAGCACAGCAAATGGATTATCTGAGAATATGGATGTATTAGATAGAGTGAGAAACACGCCTATAAATCTTCAACCTATCACAAACACTCATTCTATTCAACTAGATGGAATTGATGCTTATATTGATTTTGGAGATAGTGATGATTTAAGTTTTGGTAGCGCATCAGGAGATTTACCTTTTAGTATATCAGGTTGGGTAAAACCAGCTGATATTGGGGCAACATTTAAATTTAGATTTATTAGAAAAGCACCGTTTAGTAACAGTAATGGTTGGGAATATGTAATAGGTACTAATGGAAGCGGGTTATTGAATTTTTTAATATACGGTAATAATTCCTCAACTAGGATTGGAAAATCGCCTAGTGTAGCTATAACATCTACAGCTTGGCAGCATTGGGCTTTTACTTATGATGGAACTGGCTCTACTACAGGGACTAATTCAGGTATGAAAATTTATGTTAATGGCGTTGAAGCTAGTAGCTATATTGATTCAAATAGTGGCATTTATACTGGTATGACAAATGGTAGTGCTCCTTTATCATATGGAGTTGCTTGGGGTACTTCAGGTTTAGATTATGCAGAGGGTTTAATAGACGAAGTAGCAATATTTAACGTAGAATTAACAGGGCCACAAGTTGCGGCTATTTACAATGCTGGCACCCCAAATAATATTTTACCTTTAAGTCCAGTATTATGGTCTAGATTTGAATCACTTACAACTAATGCTGGAGTAGTTACTACAGCAGACTCTTCTGGAAATGGATTAACAGGAACAGTAGAAAATGGAGCAGTTTTATCAACAATCGTACCTTAATACATATGAGTAATTTAACATACAACACAATAGCAGTAGCAGATTTAAACAGCATTGACTTTACACAAGTTGAAGAAACAAGTACTGAAACAATTAGAAAGTCTATTGACGAAACTCAGTTTGTTATTAAGTGGGAAACACAGCCTAGTTTTATAACAGATGGAACTGTTGTTCCTTTAGGATCTTATACACACGAACAGTGTGTAGAGTTAATGGGAACAAACTTTTGGAGCACGCCAGAACCTGAATAAATATTAAAATAAAAAAAATGAATAATAAAAGTTATATAGTAATTGAGTTAAGTGATACTAACTTAGTTTTATTCTCTCAAGTAGATCAGCAAAGTGCTCAGTCAATGAGAAGAAATTTAGCCAATACTCAAGGGTTATTAAGCTATAGAGTAACTCCAAGTTTTGTGACTGATGGTAGTTTACCTATTGTTGGTGATGTAATGAACCAAACAGAAGCTTTAGCTTTAATGGCAACTGCAGCTTGGTCAGAACAAGATCCTACATAGTAAAAAGTTACTTATACAAGTAAATATATAAGTAACAAACAATTAAATTAAATCAAATCAAATGAAAATTAAAGAAGAAGAATTATTATTAATTCAAGAGCAGCAAAAACAATTAAACGAACTAGTTAGTAACATCGGATTATTAGAAAGCCAAAAGCATGGATTACTTCATGAAATAGCTGGAGTTAATAAAGAAATAGAAGATTACAAAGAAATATTAGAAGCTGAATATGGTGCTATTAATATTGATCTTGAAGATGGTTCTTATACTGAGATAAAAGAAGATGTCGAAGGTAATAAGAAAGATTAGTATAGGTTCTGACTATAAGAACGATGCAATGCATTATTCAACTGGTCAGGAAGTATACGGCGGACATACTATTAGTGATATTCTATTTGAGGATAAAGACCAATCATATAATATTTTTATAACTAAAAATAATGAAGTCTTGCCTTGGAAAAAGTTTAATGCTAATATGTCGATCTCTGTAGAGTATGATCTTAAATATTAGTGAAAAGCTTATATTACTTTATTGTTAAACCTTTTGAAGATAGGTATGACAATATACGACAAGTTGATGGTAATAACCTTATTATCAATACTGGTATTGAAGATCATAGATTCATTAGTAAAAAAGCTGTAGTAGTTTCTACTCCTGCAGCTTATAATACTAAAATAAATATAGGAGATGAATTATATATTCACCATAATATATTTAGAAGATGGTATGATCAAAAAGGTAAAGAACGAAATAGCTCAACTCATTTTAAAGATGATTTATATTTTGTTTCCTTAGAGCAAATCTATATGTACAATTTAAAGCCTAATTTAGATTATTGCTTTGTAAAACCACTTAAAAACCAAAGTATTCTAGAGAACAGAAAAGAACAACCTAATGTTGGTATAGTGAAATATTCCAATAAGTCCTTAGAAGCTCTAGGAATCACACCTGAAACACTTATTACGTTTACACCTAACTCTGAGTTTGAGTTTATTATAGAAGGTGAACGACTTTATTGTATGAAATCTAATGATATAGCTTTAACTCATGAATACCAAGGAAACGAAGAAGAAAATAATCCAAGCTGGGCAAAAGGCAGTTGAGGAATTAATTAAGGTAGCAAAAGAAAAGATTGTTGACTCAGACGACGATGTAAGCGCTGATAGATTAAAGAATGCTGCCGCAACAAAGAAACTAGCTATATTCGATGCTTTTGAAATACTTAATCGTATTCAAATAGAAGAGGATATGCTAAATGAAAAACCTAAGGAAGTTAAAGTAGAAAAAACTTTTAAAGGTTTTGCAGAAGGGAGAAGCAAGTGAGTTACGAGCAAACTCTTTGGAAAGAAATTAAGGACGTTGTAAATCCTAAGATATTAGCTAAAAACAATAGATTTAAAAAATGGGAGTATGGTTATAACTCTGATTATGATTTTATAGTAATAAGTAAAACTGGAAAAATTGGACAAATCATTGAAATACAGAATCTCAGGATTGCTCTACCAGCAACAGATGAACCGTTTAAACGAAGTAAAGAAAAAGCGGGGCAGTATTGGGAAAGACAAGAGTACCCAAAAGAACTAAGTAATATTAAAAGTAGGTTTGACTGGGAGGAATACCCAGCTGAATTTAAAGAAAAGTGGTATGATTATATCGACGAAGAGTTCAAAAGAAGAGAACAAGGTTACTGGTTTTATAATAACAATGTTCCTACTTATATTACTGGTACACATTACATGTACTTGCAATGGTCAAAGATCGACGTTGGAGCCCCTGATTTTAGAGAAGCAAATAGATTATTCTTTATATTTTGGGAAGCATGCAAGGCAGATACGAGATGTTACGGGATGTGCTACCTTAAAAACAGACGATCTGGATTTTCATTTATGTCCTCGGCTGAACTTGTTAACCAAGCAACAATATCTAGTGACGCCAGATTTGGTATACTCTCTAAGTCTGGATCAGATGCTAAAAAAATGTTTACAGATAAAGTCGTCCCAATATCCGTTAACTATCCGTTTTTCTTCAAACCGATCCAGGACGGTATGGATCGTCCTAAAACAGAACTTGCATACAGAGTTCCAGCTTCGAAGCTTACTAGAAGGAAGCTTGAGAGCAATGAGCAATTAAAAGAGCTAGACGGACTTGATACAACTATTGACTGGAAAAACACAGGTGATAATTCTTATGATGGTGAAAAGTTAAAACTATTAGCTCATGATGAAAGTGGTAAATGGGAGAGGCCTGATAATATATTAAATAACTGGAGAGTTACAAAAACTACATTACGTCTAGGATCAAGGATCGTAGGTAAATGTATGATGGGCTCAACTTCAAATGCTTTAGACAAAGGTGGAGACAACTTTAAAAAACTATACTACGCTTCAGACGTTACTAAAAGAAATAGAAACGGACAAACATCTTCTGGGCTCTATAGCTTGTTCGTTCCTATGGAATGGAACTACGAAGGATTCATCGATGCTCATGGATTACCTGTCTTCGTTAGAGGCAAAGCTACAGTCAAAGGAGTTGATGGTTACGAAATTGCAACAGGAGTTATCGAGCACTGGGAAAACGAAGTCGATG